ATGGCTAGGCAAACGAATGTGCTCGACGACATGCAACTGCGGCGCTGGATCGCTGCCGGGAAGCCGGTCGCAAAGTCCGACGGCGACGGGCTGACTTTCACCCTCTCCGCCGGCGGCACCGCGGCGTGGATTCTGCGCTATCGACTGGTCGGCGGTCGGCGCCGCGAACTGACGCTTGGCAACTATCCCGACCTGTCACTCGCGGCCGCGCGCAAGGCGGCCCGCGCGCACCGTGTTGCGATCGATAACGGTGCCGACCCGGCCGCCATAAAGAAGACCGAGCGCGCGGCATCGGCTGCCGCCTGGACCGTGAACGAGCTGGTCGCCGACTTCCGCCTGAAGCGGTTTGCGCAAGACATCGAGAAGCCGCTCGCCGCGAACACGATCTATTACCGCAAGTGGGATCTCGACAACGTCGTGAAGCCGAAGCTCGGTTCGCTCGAAGTGCGCCAGGTTACTGCCGCGCATATCGTGCAGGCGATCGAGGACGCCGGCCGCGGTTGGACGATGTCGAAGCGGATCCTTACCACAATGAAGCAGGTGTTCGCTCACGCATGCGGCCGCAAGATTATCGCCGCAAACCCATGTGCCGGCGTCGAGCTGACTGCGATCATGGGTTCACGGCCGAAGGTGAAACAGCGTGTCATGCTCAGCACAGGCGAACTCGCGAAGCTTCTCCCCGGCATCGACGATACGATAGGTCGCACGAACGGTCTGATGCTGCGCGTGCTGCTCGCGACCTGCGTGCGCACAAACGAGCTCGTCAAGGCGCGGAAGGAATTCATCGACCTGCAGCGCGGAACGTGGTTCGTCGCCGACGAGACGGTCAAGACGCGCAACGGCTTCCTCGTGCCGCTCGTGCCGCTCGTCGCGTCGTGGATTGAGGAACTGGTCGCGCTATCCGGCGATTCGCCGTGGCTCCTGCCGGCGCGCGGCCAGCAACGCATCAACCGCCTCGGAAACACGCACGTCGGAAACACGACGCTTTGGGCCGCGATCGACCGGGCATTCCAGCGCGGCGGCCTCGAAGCCCGGCGCTTCACGCCGCACGATACCCGCAGCACGGCCAAAGGTCACATGATGAACATGGGTATCCCGAAGGAGATCACCGAGATTGCCCTAAACCACAAGCTCAAAGGGATGGAAGGAATCTACGACGTGCGGCAGGAGATCCCCGAAAGGCGTGCGGCGCTCGAGAAGTGGGCGGAGTTTGTCGGCGCATGTGCAGACGGGCGCGAGGCCGAGACCATCCTGATCCGACAGCCGCTGTATGTCGCCGCGTGACGACAGCGACATACATTACATATCGACAACAATTTAATGCATTGAGTATAATCTCGCAAACATAACGTAAGTTATGAGTAAGCCGATTCCATGCCATACGGAACCGGCCGTAGACCAGATACGAGATCAAGTTTTTCCGGGAAATCCAGTGTCCACGCCAAGCATTCAAGAACAGCAGAACGAAGCCATTGCCGTCGCTGACCAGCACCTGATCAAAGCCGGCCTCCCGTCTTACAGCTCGATGCGATCCAACCTATGGACGTTGAGCATTCGCATGGGTCTGACCGATCCTGTCGCATGGTGCGAGGGTGAGAACGCCGGCAAAGCGATGGGTTGGGAGCCGCCCCCGCAGCCGCGAGCATAAGCCGCCGCCATTGCATAAGAGCCGCCTTCGGGCGGCTTTTTTGCGTGCGCAGTCAGCGTGCGGCAGCCGTCAGCGCGTCGTAGTCGCGCTCGCATTGCTGGCCGGCGATGCGGGCAGCGTCAGCGTACGCTGCCAGCTCGCCCTGGCGCTGATCAGCGCGGCCGAACACGTCGGCAAGCAGATCGAGGGTTTCGCCGGTTGGCGGGCTTCCGGGGGCAGTGGCAGGATGACGGGCAGCAGCGACGAGCTGGTCGACGCGCTGCTGCAGGCTGCCAGCGGCAGCACGAGCAGCAAAAGCATCCGCGAGCGCGGTCGTGCGTTGTTGATTCGCATCCTTGGCGATCTCCGATTGTGCCGCGGTGCGGCGTTGTTCTTCGGCGCGTGCGGCAGCCACCGCGACGAGCTCTGCCTTCTGCGCGTCGGCCGTCGTCACGCGCACCCCGTCGGCGTGCCCCTTGAAGTAGCAGCCGCCGGCAGTGATGGCGAGCGCGACGATGAAGGCCAGCCAGAGGCGCGGGTCGAGGATCGTCATGCGCCGCTCCGCATCATGTCCGCGAGCCGAGCCGCACGCGCGCCGACCTGCTTCGCCCATAGGCTGTCGAGCATGCCGTCGGCGGCCGCGCCGTAGTCGCCACGCTTCATCGCTGCCCGCGTGTTCACGAACGTCAGCAGCCTGCCTTGCATGTTGAACCCCATGTTCATGATCACGCGCTGGCGCACGGGATCGAGCTGGCGCCACCACGGCAAGTTGCGATCGAGCCACCCCTCGGTTTCAACGATGTCGTTCTGGTACATCAGGTCGATCTCGTTGTCGCGGAAACCCTTGTCAGTCAGGTTGCGGCCGATGCCACCGGACACCTTCCCGACCGTGTCGGTATAGATGCGCGACTTGCGCCCTTCGTCACGCGTCAACTCGGCTTTCAGCGCGGCCGCGTCGTAGTTACCCATGCTTGTGCTCCTTCGTCCACCAGTAAGCCTTACGCCCCATCACCCACAGGCTCACGATCGCCATGCCGACCATCATCAGCGTTTCGGGCAGGTCGATCGCGGGCAGCATGCGGATCGGCTTCAAGACGTTCACGGCAGCCGCGAGGCCGATGATCGAGAAACCGACCGTGCCCCACCAGCCCGTTGCAATCGCGTCGGTGACGGCGATCCAGATGCAGAAGGCAAGGACGACGAGGTTTGCGAAAACGAAAATCGTGACCATCACGGACCTCCAAAGATGCGTCGTTTCAGGGCCCCAATGAAGTCTGCGTTGTTGATTTCTTTGAACAGCTCTTTCGTGACCGCCAGCCCGAACAGGCCGACGAGGAAACCGATCGCCTGCTGCGCGCCGCTGTCCGTGATCGCGAACCACGACACGGCGGCTGGACCACCGTAGTACGCGATCGCCGCACCGGACAGAAACGACACCGCTTTCTGCCGGCCAGTCAGCCCATCGCCGATGAAGCGCAACGCGATCAGCGAGCCGACGGCGCCGGGCACAATCTTGATGAGCAGCGCGCCCGCCGCGGCGATAGCGCTGGATGCCGGCTCAGCCATATTTCAGTCCCCCTCGGTGTGTTGGTTCGGCGACATCAGTGCCATTCCACTGTCAGGCGCGCGATGTTCGCGACGTTCAAGCTACCGCCCGATGTTTGACTGACTCGAGCGTCGACGATCTGCCCTGGCGTCACCGGAATCACGCCCGTCGTTACCGGCTGTTCGGCGTTGCCGCTCGCCAAGCGCCGATCCTGGCCGACAGGGCCGCCCGCGAGAAAAATGCCGGCATAGCGTTCGCCGGTCGAGTTCGCGGCCCACGACACGTTGAGGGTCGCTGTCATCCACTTGATGTTGTTCGGCACGACGATGTCCGTCGGCGCGGCGGAATTCCAACCCTGCAGGCGATCGTATTGCGAGCCAGCCCACGTAAGTTTCGTTAGGCTCGCATTTGCGATAGCCTGCGCGGCACTGAGATAGCAGTTCGTGATTGCCGGTTGAGCGCCCCAGGTCATCGCGCCCAAACGGTTCGCGAAGTCGAGCGTGTCACCGATCACGGTCATATCTGCGCCCGCGCCGACGACCATCTGCTGCAGCACCGTGAAGCCCGGCAGGTTGCCGGATCGCGACGTCGCAATATGACCGAAGCTTGGCAGGTTTGTAAGGCTGATGGGCTCGATCGTCGTGAGCACCTCGGTGATGCCGACGCACGCGTGAAAGAAATGATTCTGCGCGAGCGAGCCTGGGAACGCGTTCGACACCGGGTTCGTGCCGGTATCGGATGCATGCATCGCGAGCTTTCCGTTCCATCGGCAGTGAATGAACGTGTTGTCGTCCGTATTCTCGATGTTGATGTGGCGGCTCGTGTAGTCGGCACAGAACCATTGGCAGCTCTTGAACACGCATTGATTCACACCACCTTTCAGGCCGTTGCCGTACATGAGAACCGACTTCGCGGTGTTGCCCGGAAGCATCGCCGTCGAAACGATGAAGTTCTCAAACTCGCATAGCGACAGCGACGTGTTCGTGCCCGAACCGCCGTTGTAGAGGTCGTTCACCGTAACGCCCAATACCTTGCCCAGAACGGTGTGGCGGACAACGGAACTGTTCGAATATCGGGCTCCTCGCGTCGATAGAATCTTCACGCCGAACTGCGCGATATTGTTGCAGTCGAACATGACCCCGTCGAAGCCGCCGCCCTGCAGCGGTGCGCTAATCGGCGCCAGTACGTCCGGCGGGCTGTGCAGGTACATGAACGAGTTCGGTGCGCCTTGCCACACCAGCCGCGTGCCGGCGTTCTCAACGATATTCGACCATGTATCCTGAAACGGCTGATTGCCGTCGAACGCTCCGCCGTAACCTTGCAAGTAGATATGAGGAGTACTGACGATTAGCGTCTGCGAAATCGTCGACGGGCCGCGCGGCAAAAGCACCGTTCCACCAGTCTTGCGCGCAAGGTAGTTGATGGCTCGCTGAATCGCGTTCGTGAAATCGAGGTCACCAATCTGAAAGAAGTCTGCCGCACTGACCGTCTCGCGCTGTTTATCCTGAAACGTGCGCGGGGCGGCGCCCACGCCATCCTGTAGGAAAAAGCCCGTGCCTGCACCCGGCGCGATTGCGGCCGCAATTTGCTCCGCGGTGGCTTTCGCTTCGTCAAGGATTGTCTGCGGCTCTTTCCATTCCTGCAACGAAATGCCGATCTCGCCGCTCGGCTTGAACACGAGTGCTTTCTTCGCACGCCGCGCAGCCGGTGGCAGGATCGCGTTCATTCCGAATTCGGTGAACGGATACCGCACGCCAGTCGCGATCAAGCCGAAAGCGCGCTGAACCAACATCGTCAGCTTATCGAGCGCTTTTTCGGTAGTCTTCGCAGGAAATGGGTCATTTTGCTGATACTGCGTTTCCTGCGTCGCCGGCACGTCACGATAGATGTGCAGCGTATATCCCGTGGGAATCGCGGCGAAAGTCGTCAGCGTGCCTCCGGCTGGATTGCCGGAGCCAACCAACGAAAAGTCAGTGCCAAGTACGAGGGGGAGCGCTACGCCGGACGCATCGATTAGATCTGCGCGAAGGTCGGTGTCGCGCAGAAAATAGAACGGAATCGGGAATACGACGGTCGCTCCGTCGGTAGCGTAAGTGACGTCCTGAACGTCCGAGGCAACAGTCATGGCGCAGCCCTGTAGGAGACTGCGCCATGCTGCCGCTCTAGCCTCGCAGAATCGTGCGTTTTTCCGTCTATGCTAGGATCAATATCAGCGTTAAACGGGGGACAAAATGAGAATGATCGCCGCGGCGGCCGCAAGCTCGTGCCTGCTTGTTGGTTGCGTTTCTTTCGGCCAGATGGAAAAAGGGCTCGACGCTCTCCGCAATCAACCGGTATCGACTGCTGTCCAAGTGCTCGGCTATCCGGCGGGTGAACGCGAAGCGGCCGGCATGAAGATCGTACATTGGGGCCGCCAGCAAACCGGTCTGATGCCGCTTACATCGTACGGCCAGAGCAGCGGGTTCGGAACCGTCGGTTCGACACCCTTCAGCTACACCGGAACAGCCACGTCGACGCAGTACGTCCCGATGAATTTCAATTGCGACATCGACATCGCGATTGGACCGGGCGGCTTCATTCAGGGTTATCAGTATTCGGGCAACCTCGGCGGTTGCAGTTCCTACATCAAAGCCCTGAATCGTTACCGCGAATCAATTGGCGCGAACTAGCCGAGCGCTGCTGCGAGGTTCGGTGCGCGCTGCGGCCCGTCCGTGCCCGGCGACCAAAAGTAGTCGTTGTGATACTGGTTGCGCGACCGGTTCATGTTCCGCTGCGTGACACCCGGCGAAAGGTTCTCCGCGAGGTTGTCCCAAATCAGCCGGTTCCACACCGTTTTCCAGAACCACAGATTCACGAGCGGCGTGTTCGACTGTGCGATCTTCAGCAGGTCGGCGCCGACATGCGTGTCCTTACCTTGCGCAGCGTCTTGCACGTTCGACGAAATCGCGCGCAGCGGCTGGAACAGCGTCGACAGCAGCGGACCACCGACCGCGCTCCCGAGCAGCGAGCCGTAGTCGGCCGACTCGAACGCCGCGACTAGCATGTCGCCGGCGAAGCCTGCCCCGCCGCCCACCGAGAACGCCCGCGTCCAGAATCCGCCTGCGTGCTTCACGTCATCGAACATCGGTTCCGGATCCTTGCCGGCGAGCAGGTTCTTCGCCTGCGTCGAGATCGCGCCGATTAGCGTCGTGCTCACGACGAGCGCCGCGGCGTAGGCCATCGGGTTCGCGAGCGCCGGCGCGCCGTCGACGCGGAAGTCGCCCGAGCGGCGCATTTCGCCGATGCGCCCCCAATGTCGCGAGATCATCGCCATCGGGAACGACTTGAACTGCATGAACGACTTCTTCAGCTCGCCCGTGACGGTGCCTGGTGTGGCCGATGCGATCACCTTCGTGCGCAGGTCCGGGTTCAGCACGGCGAACTCCCCTTCTTCGCGGATCATGCCGAGCAGCTTCGGCACGACGTTGGCCGCGCGTGCGTCGCCAGTCGCATACAGCGCGTCCGGCGTCAGGTACTCGGCATCGCCGTATTTGCCCGGCGTCGCCTTGTTCACGATCGCCCAATCGTCGGTCGTCAGCCCGGCGCGCGACAGCGCGCGGCGGTCCCATTCCGTCAGGCTGTTCCAATCAGTGCGACCGATGCCGGCGAGCCCGCGCATCATGTGCGACTGAAACGCCGTGCGCAGCGCATCCGTCCACCCCGTGACGCCCCCGAACTTCATCGTCGCGGCGGACAGGTTGCGGGCCCATGTCGTCGCGAGGTTGTCGGTGCCCCACCGGTTGAGCCCGTGCTCGAGCGATTCCGCGATCAGCCCCTGCGACGACAGCCACGAGCGGAAGTCTTTCGAACCGGGCGCCATCAGCCGCGCGGCCGTGCCGAGCGTCTTGAAGAACGGCACTTTGTTGTACCCGGCCGTCACGAACATCGTGCCGACGTCGCCGAGCGCGGCGAGGATCGTGCCTTGCAGCTTCACGGCGCTGACCGTCGTGCGCAGCGTCTCCATCTTGCGCGCGAGCGCCGGATTCACGGGCGTATTCGTCGCCCCCGTCACGTAGTTCCAGTACGCGCCGACCGACGTCATACCGCCTTCCAGCGTGCGCATTTCCGTACCGTCGTGCAATGCGGTCAGCTGCATCTGCGTTTTCATGTTGCGCGTCGGGTTCGGGCCGTAGCGCTCGACGAGCGCGATGTTCTTCGCCATGCCGCCGACGTGATCGACCAGCGCGTTCAGCAGCGAGCCCTCGCCAAACTGGCGGTTGTACTGCATGTGCGCGTCGGCGTCGCGGAAGTGCAGCACGCGGTGCGCAGATCCAGCATTCGCACGCGCGGCGTTGCCGACCGTCTCGCCCGGCACGATCTTGTTGACGCCGCCGTATGCGATCGTGTCCCACACGCCTTGCTTGCGCGGCGCGATGTTGCCGCGCGCGGCCGCATTCGCGTGTTCCCACGCCTCGCGGTCTTCGCCGACCAGCACCTTGCGCAGATCGGCGTCGCTCAGCGGGTTCCCAGCGTCATCGAGATATTGCGAGCGGTCGAGCAGCGGCATCACCGCATCCGCCCAAGCGTGCCGCTGCGCATCCGATCCATTGCCGAGTACCTTGCTTTGCGCATGGCGGATCGGCACATAGCCGTAGTCGAGCTCGCCGACGTTGCCGCCGGCGCGATTGAAGCGCTCGCGCATCGCGCTTGTCGTCTTACCGATCTGCTCGGCTGCGGCCTTCGCAACCTCGTTGCCCGTCGAGCCGTCCGCGCCGCGGTACACCTCACGGATGATGTCGCGTTCCATCGCGGGATTGTCGACGTCGAACGCGCGTGCGAGGAAGTTCTGTCCGACTTTCATCGCGTCAATGGCACCCATCGTCTGCCGCATATAGTCCGACTTGATCGCGCCGGCGAGCGTGTACGTCTGCTCGATGTCATGGATCACGATCGACTCGCGTGCGCGCTTACGGTGAGCGTTTTCGGGATCGGTATACAGGGCTTCCTGAATCCGGTCGGTCGTCTCGATCTGCTTTGCGATCTGCAGCTGTTTGCGTGCCCGGTCGAGTTCGGCCTCGTGCACGAGCTGCTGGCGCGCCCATTCGGCGCCCGCCGCGACGCGGTCAGCCTGCGACATCGACGACCATGCAGCCGGATCCTGCCGCGCCGTCGAGCGCATGCCCGCGCGCACGCGGTTCTCGATGCCATCGATCTCGGCCTGCGTGAGCTTCCGGCCGGCGGCCGCCTCGACCGCGTTGACGCACTTCTGGTGCATTTAGCCTCCCAGGCTGATGAAACAGTTCGCGGCGACTTCGAATAGGCCCGCGTCCTGCGTGTTCATGGCGTGCTCGTCGTCGATCTGCTGCAGGAGCTCAGCAACGCTGCCCGTGCGTTCGCCCGCCGGCGTGTCGATCGTGATCTGCATATCCGGCCGCGTCGCGGCGGTTTCGCGCAGATTCGCGTCGATCGCGCGCGCACTCGGCGCGCCGGCGGTCGGTGGGGCGTTGGCGCGCGGCGCACCGCCGGCGGGGATCGAGTCTGCGGCTTGCAGCACCGGTTCCTGCGGCTGGCGGTAGGCCGCCGGCTCTCGCCGCGCCTGTACGCGCACGACGTCCTCGACGAAACGCGACAGCGGCGTGCGGCGCGTGGCCGGTGCGTCGATGCCGGCACGTGCGGTGCGCAGATACGACAGCTGCGCGTCGAGCGCACCGAGCTGCTGGTGCGCCTGCTGCGCACGGGCGTTTTCCTCGATCGCGCCGCGCAGACGCTGCACCTGCGCCTCATGGTCGGCAACCGCCGCGTCGATCTGCTTCTGTGCCTTCGCGGCCGCGGCCTTGTACTTCATGCCTTGATCCTGCAACTGGCGCGTCAGCTCCTTCACGCCGGCGGCGGAATCGTCCGGCCGCGCGGCGGTGAGTTGGTCGAGCTCGGCGCGCATCTGCGACACTGCGCCCTGATCGGCCAGGCCAGCCGCCTGCTGCGCAACGTCCGTGCGCCGCGCTTCGGTTTCCGCGATCAGTGAGTCGAGCGCGGTCGCGCGGGCCGAGTCGTCGCCGGTGACGAACCGCGCGACGTCCGGAAACTGCCCGGCGTCCATCTGGCGCGCGGCCAGTTCGAACGCGTCTTGGTGCGCGGTCATCGCCGCGATGTCGCCCGGCGTGCCGAACACATACGCGTCGTCGACGATCCGCTGTCCGCGCGCGAGCAGCGCGGCGTCTACCTGATCCGGCGTCACGTGGAACGTCGCCGAGTCGATACCACGCGTCGCGAGATAGTCGTTCACGCGGTCGAGGTATGCAGCGGTCTCGGCGGCCGGCGGCCGCTCACCGCGCAGCACCGCGGCAGCCTGTTTCGGGCCGCCGTTGTAGTCTGCGATCATCGCCTGCAGGTTGCCGCCGTATTGCTTCTGCGTGTCGGCCAGATACTTCGCCATGCCGTCGAGCGCCTGCACGGGGTCCGTCGGATCGGTCACGCCGTACTTAACCCGGTTCTCGGGCATCATCTGCGACACGCCAGCCGCGCCCTTCGGTGACACCTGTCCCGAATTCGACTTCTCGCCCGCGTTCTTCAGCGCGAGCATCAGCTCGGGCGGCACGCCGGCCGCCTGCGCGGCCTGCACGGCGTAGGCGTCCAGTTGCGGCGAGTTGTACGGCAGCGCGCGGCGCGCGTCGATCGCGAGCGACTGCAGCGGCAACGCAGCGGTAGCCGCCGTCTGCCGTGCGGCGCGCGCCGTTGCTGCGGTGTGTGCGCCCGCGAACGCGCCGGCCATCAGCGTCGACGCGGCAATGTTCACCGGGTCGAGCGGGTCGATCTGGTCGGCGAGGTGGTCGTAATCCGCGTTGCGCAGAATCGCTTTCTCAATCGTCGCCTGCGCGATCGCCGCGCCCGGGCCGCCGGCCGCGACCAGCCCCGCCGTACGCGCGAGAGTCGTGCCGGCCACGGGGAGTACGGCGCCGGCGGCCGTGATCGCCCCCTCGACCGCGCCGACCGCCGTACGCGTGCCGACGTCGACGCCCTGCCGTTTCAGGTCTTCCGCGCGCGACATACCGATCGACGTGCCGCCAACGGCCGCGCCCGCCAGCGGGCCGCCGAGTATGGCGGCCGGTACGATCTGCGTCAGACCCGACATGACGCCCTGCACGGTCTGATCGATCGCGGTCGTGCGCGTCGGATCCGGCTTGAACGTGTCCGACAGGTCGTAAGCGCGCGTGCCGAGCGGTGACTCGAACAGGTGCCCGGCGCGCTGCTTCGCGATCGCCGCGTTCACCTGCTTGTCGGCGTCAGCCTGGGCCTGCGGGTTGAGCGTCAGCGTGTCGGGGTCGACATAGACCTGGCTCAGCCCGGCGGCCAGATCCGACGCCGCACCGAACAGCGCCGTGCCGCCCTGCGCGACGCCGCGCCCCACCGCGCGTGCGATCGACGTAATGGACGTCGACGGGTACGTGCGCGGCTCGGGCACATCGATCTGATTCTGTCCGCTCAGAAAGCTGGCCGTCTGGTCGGCGTACAGCGAATCGACCGGCATTACATACCCCCCGGGAACGGCATCGCCGTCGGTTGTGCGGCAGCGGACGGCGCACCGGCCGGTGCGTTCTTCGTCGGGAACGTCAGGTGCACCGTGACCGGTGCGCCCGTCTTGTCGGTGACGAACTTCGAGCCGGTCGACACCGCGTACGTACCGCGTACGCCAACGCGCACGAGCCGGTAACTCGCGAACTGCTTCATGAAGCCCGCGACCGGGATCTCGTGCCCGTTCGCGAGCACCGTGTCGATACCTGGATTCTCGATGTTCGCCGGCGTGACCTGCTTCACGGCGGTCTGAAAATCTTCCTCGCGCCAGCCGTACGGCATTGCGACGATGTTCGGCTTGCCGTTGATCTGCTGGCCGCCCGTCGTCGAGATCCCGCCCGTCGCACCGCTGATCGCGTTCTGCACGTCGGTGCTGCTCGGCTGCGTGCGGCCGCCACGTGCCGCGCTCCCGGCCGCGATGAAGTACGCGGCTTCCTTCGCGTCGTCAGCCTGTTCGGGCGGCAGCGCGTCGCCGATCGCATTCGCGATCGTGGCGCGCATGCCTGTGCCGGCCACCTCGTCGATCTTGACCGTCTTGTCCTTCAGCGCCTGCGCACCCGTCAGGATGAACGTGCTGAGCGGCGCGCCGCTCGTGGTCAGCAGCGGCTTACCGCCCACGTCCGCCGCGCCAGCTTTCAACGCGAGCGCCATCGCCGGGCTCTTTTCCTTCCACTGCGCGGCGAGGTCCGCGATGCGGCCGGCGTTGCCGTATGCCTGCCCGATCTGGTTCAGCGCCTGCGCCTTCGTGTCGATCGGGAGCGCGTCGACGGCGGTCAGCACCGTCTGCGCCTCGTCCGGCGTCATCAGCGACACACGCCGGCCGGCGGCTTGCTCGACTGCACCGGCGGCTTGCGCGCGGGCGGCAAGCGACGCGACGAGGCCCGGCACGCTCGACGTGTCGACCTGCGGCACGCCCTGCAGCACGCCGCGATCGAGCGCCGCGTTCCACGGGTCGGCCTTGTACGCTGCGACGCTCGCCGTGTGGATCTGTTCGAGCTGCTTCACCGCGGCGGCGGTATCTGGGTCTGTGCCGCGCGTCGAGGCTTCGGTCTGGTAGCGCTGCAGCGTCGCGGCCTGCTGCGGCAGCGACGCGCTCGCGAACCCCGCGCGCTGGCCCGCGACGCTGATCAACTGGCGCGTCTGCTCGGCAACCGCCGTGCCGGCCGTGGCCGACAGCAACTGCGTTGTGTATTCCGGGCTGAGCTGCTTGCCGGCGTTCACGAGGTCGAGCGCTTGGTTGTGTGCCGTCGCGGCGTCGTTCTCGCGCTGCAAAGCCTCGCGGTCGGCCGCATTCTGCTGCTGAGCGACGAGCGTGCGCGCGTGCCCCTGCAGCGCGATCAGCTTGTGCGGCGGCAGATCGCCGACCCACTCGTAGCCGGCCGGCAACGGTTGGTCGGGTTTTTGCGTCAGCACGCCGAGCGCGGCGGCGGGGTCTTCCGACACCATGCGCATGCCGGCCGCCGTCGACGCCACATCCTTGAAATTCTCGACGAGCTTCGTCTTCGTCTGCGGGTCGATATGCGCGGTGTCGATCAGCGCGAGCTGCGACGCGCGCGTCGCGCCGTACAGGCTCGGGTCCATCGCGATCGCGCGCGCCGCAGTGTCGTTGCCCTGCTGGTACTGGCTCACGTTGTAGGCGCGGTGCTGCTCGGCCTGCCACGTAATCGCCTGCCCGGCGAGCGACGTGCGCAGGTCGCCGAGCTGCATCGTATAGAAGCGCTTCGCCGGGCCGTCCGGCATCTGCTGCAGTTGCTGCTGCGCGTAGTCGTCGAACCCCCGGACAAGGTTCGGCGTGAAGTCCGGCGCGCCGGGCGCGGCATTGTCCTTCGCGGTCTGCATGTTTTGCAGCCACGTCACGCGATCGTCACCAATCTGGCGCGCCACGGCCGCCTGATCGTCTTGCCGCTTCTGCGCGGCGACGACATCGCCCACCTGCCCGACGGCTGCGCCGACCTGCTGCAGCGCCGCGCCCGTGCTGTCATCGACTACCGTCAGCGGCGTGCGGGCGCCGGACGTCTGCAGCGCAGGCGTGACCTGCGATTGGTACACCGGAATCCGGATTCCAGGCATTACAGACCTCCCGAGAAGCCGTACTTATTCACGCCCGACGTGAGCCCGGCCGTCATGTTGCCGAGACGGCCGTACGACGACAGGCCGCCGAGCGTCGAGAACGAGCCGCCTGTGCTGCTCGAGAACAGGCTACCGCCCGTCTTCGCGTACGACGCGACACCGCCGAGCAATGACGCGGCCGCCGAAATACCGCCCGCGACGAGGCTGTTGCGCGCGCTCGCGCGGGCCGTGCGCGCCGCGTAGCGATCCTGCTGCGCCTGATCTTCGAGCGACTGGCCCTGCAGAATCCCCTGATAGCGGGTTTGCAGCGCGTCGAGCTCGGCGTTGCGCACGCTCTGCACCTGCGTGTCGAGCGCCGAACCGACGTTCGGATTGAAACCGGATTCAGCCACGGCCGCGCGCTGCTCGCCGAGTTGCTGCCCGGCCTGCGCGCGCTGCGCCGTCTCGCGGTTCACGCTCTGCGCGTAGACCTGCGTGGCTTGCTGATCGGAAAGCGCGGCATTGCGGTCGAGCGCGGCGGCCTGCTGGCTCGCCTGTGCCGACTTCGCCATACCGCCCGAGATCGCGCCGACCGTCGAAATCGCGGCGCTGCCAATGGTCAGTGCGGATACCGGATCCACTATTTCACCCTCGCAAAAAGAATCACGTCCCGCCCATCGACGGTGTATTTCCGGCGCACGCCTTCGTTCACGAAGCCGAGGTGTTCGGCCCACGCAATGCCAGCCGCGTGCGACGCGTCGACGTCCATTTCGATCCGGCGCCACGGTGCGTCGTCGAGCACGGCGCGCACCATTCGATGGGCCGGCCGGAACCGGCGCAGCAGCGCCGACGAGATCAGCGTCCACGCCTGAGCGCGGTTCTCCCATATCTCGACGATGCCGCCACACCCGAGCACATCGTCACCGTCGACGATCGCCCACCCGACGCGCGTCAGCGTGCACAGCTTTTCGGCGTACTCGCGCGTCAGCGCGCCGGCGACACCGGCCTGCGCCGGCTGCAGGTCAACCGCGAGAATGTGCGCGGGCGTCAGGTGCTCAGCGATCATCTTGTGTGTCCACGATCGGGAAGAAGCCGAGCAGCGTCACGGGCAGCGGCTGATCGTTCTGATAGCAAACCCACGACTGCCCCTCGTATCCGCCGCGCCAGTTCGATTCCATGTCGCCGTCGAACAGCGGCACGGCGTTGTCCATCGCGTTCGACGGCCTACGGAAATTCAGCGGTTCGAGATCGCTGTCGGCGAAGGACGGGCCGACGGCGCCGCCGAGGCTCCGCGAGAAGCGCGTCACGACGTTCGCTACGCGTTTGGTCTTTCCTTGCGCTGTCCCGTTTGCGGCGCCGGCGTTCAGCTGCATGGTCTGGATACGGCATTTCGTCGGAACTCCGATATGCACGACCGAAGCCGGCCAGTCGAGTGCGATCGATCCGGCGGCAACCGTGCGCGACGGGTGCACGGCGCCATCGGTCAGCACCGCGACCGTGACTCCTTCAAGATGCCCGAGGCTGCCGACAGTCGTCGTCGGCGTCCCGCGGTATGTGATGCCCGCATCGACATAGAACGCCGACGACTGCGCATCGTCATCCTGCAATGACGGGTTCAGGTACTCGACATAGCGCACTGTCTGCCCGTTGATCTGTCGGCGCATGATCACCCACAGGTCGTCGGACGCACCGTCCGGCGCGGGCATCGACGCGACGCACTCGACAAATCCGTTCGCGTCCGGATGCCGATGCCAGCCATAGACATCGCTCCGGCCGGCTTCCTCGTCGTACGTGCAGCCGATCAGCTGCCCGTCAGCACGCGCAGCCCAGATAACGGAATGCGGCTCTTGCTGGTAGCAGAGCGACACGATCCCGTTGTTCGCGCCGGCGCGGCCGCGCGTAATGTGATCGGCGATCTTCGTGACATCCGTCGACACGTAGTTGTCAGACGAAAAGTCGTATTTGAAGTCGCGCAGCTTGCGGCCCGACTTCTGCACGAACAGGATCGTGCCCCCGACCTCGACAGGCTGCAGGCGCTTCGAGCCGTACGACGTCCGCCGGCGCGCATTCACGTTCGTCGCGCTCAGCGCCTGCGAGCCGTTCGACTTCCCGATCACCCATTCGTCGCCGGTCATCCCGACGAGCAGGCTGTCGGACTCGACCATCCACGCCAGCTTGTTCAACCGGCGAGCGTTGAGCTGCTGCACGATTGCCGAATCGTCGGTTGCCTGGTCGGCGTCCTTCGTTTTGAACACCTCGAAGTCGGCGGATACCGACAGCGCAAGCCATCGATCGCGCATGATGCATAGGCGCTCGCTCCAAAACGTTCCCATCTGCGGGAATCCGTCGGTCGCGTTGAACAACGAGCGAGCCCATTTGTACGTGCCTGACGCCACGACCGTGTTCGGCAGCATGCATGGATCCGCCGGATCGTTGGTCGTCACCGTGCCCGTAACGTGCTGCGCATCGGTAAAGCCCGTGATCAGCACCGTGCCGTAACCCGAGTGCTGGTATTCCCACATCGCACCCACCGCGCCGTAGTTGTCGGTGGCCTGGTCCAAAAAGTCACCATCGGCACGCGATCCTTGCGTGTGAGTCGGTGTTTCAATGCCCGTCACTTGGAAAAAGTCCGGGACATTCGGACCGACCATCGTGCACCGGTAGACGCGATTTTCGACGCGGCGCAGATCGCCCACCGAAATTTGTTGATGGGCCGCCCACGGCTTGACGTACGAGTTGTCGACCTGTTCGAGGTAGAACAGCGTGCCGACGTCCGACGCGCGGAAGATGCCGGCGTTCGCTGTCAGCGTCACGTTGCCGGTCTGCGCGCTCGCCTGTACCGTCACGCCATTATCGATGTTCACCGTTGCGAACGGGCCACCAACGAATGTGACTGCCTGTAGGCTGAACGTCGTCGCGCTCGTACGCACAAGCTTCTGCGTCGGATACGAGCCATGAAACAGGTACATCGTGTCTGCGCTCTGCGCGACGCGAATCGCGAACGTACCATCCTCGGTCGTCAGGTCCGTCAACGAGTACGATGTTGCGATCTCGACTGGCGTGCCGCTGCTCACGAGCTGGCCGCGGTCGACGAAGAATCGAATGTAGTGGTCGCCGAACTCGAGCATGTACGCGATGCCGTCCGACACGATGAACGGCAGCAGCCACGCCTGTTTGGTCGAGTCCTTGATCGGCGCTACGAAGCGCTTGCCGCCGCGGCGGATCGCCGGGCCCTGCACCGTGGCGATGAAGTTCTCCATCACCTTGCACCCGTTCGGGTACTTCGACAGGTCTACGCGCGCGCCGAGCAGCGGCGAAAGTTCGCCGGCGTCGAACGATACCTGTTGCGGTGCGGCCTTCGGCATGTGCGCTCCTACTGGCGGATGATCGGGGTTTCACCCGGGAACGGGACGCCGTTGCGCGATTCGAGCCACGTGTCGTCACCGACCGGCTGCGACGGGCGCTCGATCGCGTTCACACGAATGGCCTGCGCGATTGCGCGGTCGTGCTCGCCCCATGCCGCCTGGCGTTTCGTCGCGCTCTGCGTGATGGCTTCGCACGCCTCGATCGCGAGCCGGCACGCGAACGCCTCGCGGAACAGCGGGTCCATCGCGTTCGGATCGGTGACGCGCTTCGCGTAGCGGATATACAGCGGTGCCTGCAGGTCGGTCAGGATGTTGCCGTTCTCGATGCTGAACAGCCCGCGCGTGTCCGTCTTCGGATAGACGAGGAACTGTCCGATCTGGATCAGGCGGATGAAGTCGGCCGGCAGTCGGTACTGATAGCCGAACCCGAACAGCGGCGCGTCGGCGAGCGCCGCGAGCTGCGCGCGGGTCTTCGCGAACGACCAGACATGCTCACGCAGGCACGCATCGAGCACGTCGTCGTACATCGAATTCAGCGTAGCCGCCGCCTTCGAGTCTTCGTCGAGCGAAGTGATACGCGCTGACCCGAGCTTGGTCAGCGCGCGATTCGCGATGCCTACCTGCGACGCCATTCGTCAGTCCGTTACTGCAGATCGTCGGCGTCCTGCCCGCCGGACGAGCCGGAACCAGTCGTCGGATCCGTATTCGACGTGCTGTCGCTGCGACCACGGGCTTTTGGGCCCGTGCTGGCCTCACCTTCAGCGGGGACCACCCAGCTGATCGGCTTGCCGTCCTTGCCGAGCACCTCGCCCTTCTTAACGCTCACTCCCGGCATATCGAACGTAGCACCGACACGTTTGCGATCGCCCCCGAAAAAGCCGATCTTGATTGCTTTGACAAGCATGTGAACCTCTCTGGTATGTACGGTAAGGCGGCGGTTGCCGCCCGCCGATCAGCCGACGCTGCTTACGCGATGCCGTCCGGGTACGCCTGCCACGCGGTCGGATCCTGATCGGTCAGGAACGCGTTCAGCGTGACGCCCGGCGTCGTACCGCCGAGGGTGTAGTTCAGGCGCAGATAGCGCTCGTTCGCGAACGGCATGCCGAGCACCAGGCGCTGGCCGGCAGTGAGCGCAGCCGCGGCCGGCGTGACCGAAGCGATCTTCGTCGGCGACGAGAAGCCGGCGTTGTCGTCCGTTTCCAGATCGATCTGGTACGTGCCCGTGCCAACGGCAGCGACCGCGACGGAAACCACGATCCACAGCGGGCGGCCGGGGCCGATGTCGCGATCGCTGCCGAGATCGATGGTGTTCGTCGATGCGGCAGTCGTGGTCAGCGCCTGCGCACGCGAGAATTCGAGAAGCGAGTCGATGTACATTGCGATATCCTTTCGAATGAGTTCGGTGAAAGTGGGTGGCGCCGTAGCGCCGCCCTGCCGCGTTAAACGACGCGCGATTCCGTGCTGAGGATCGCGTCGGTACGGCGCACCGGAATGCCATCGAACATCATCACTCGCTGACCCGACACGGTGTCCCACGTCAAGTTGTTCGCGATCTTGTCGATGATGCCGAGACGCAGCTTTTCGCGGATATTGCGGTTGACGTACCACGCCGCGCGACCCATGCCGAATTGCGGGATGCGTTCCGACGCCATGATCATGTAACGGATCAGCGCCTGCGTATTCGCCGACGTCGTGAGGTCGGACACGTCGATGTTGCAGACGCGCGCCACGTAGCGCCAGTCGCGCAGCGTGAAACCGAGATCCCACTTGTAGTGCGTGCGGTACGCTTCCATGCGGCCACCATTGCCGTCAGCATTTTCGACCGTCACCTGACCCTTGTCGGTAACGGTGAGCCCGGTCTTCGAGCCCTTCGGCGTGATCATGTGCGCCGTATTCGGGCCCCACACGACCAGCCAGATCGACGTGTTGTCGGCGCCCGTGCCGCCGGCATCGACGATGTTGTCGGCGTTCTGCGCGGACAGCGAGTTGTAACGCGGCGCGAGGCCGGTGAACTCGGACGGCGCAGCGCCTTCGTTACCGTAGATCAGCGTCTGCGCGGCTTCCTGGTTGATGCCTTCGATGTGCGCATGATCCTCGGACAAACGGAACGCCATCGCGTTGTCGTTCAGATCAGCGGCCGCCTTGTCGACTTCGGCGTAGTCTTCGAGCATGCCGCAGTTGTCCGTGACCTGCACCTTGGTCGCCTTGGTCGGCTGAACGCCGCCGTACAGCTTGCGCCACGTCGGCGCGGGCAGGCCCGAGCGGATCGTCGTCCGGTTGCCGGTCGGCAGGTTGCCCTCGACGAACGTCGCGTCAGCGAGGATTTCGTTCGTCTGGTCGAGAATCTCGATCGTCTGCGCGACGGTGCCATCCGGATCGAGGCCCTTCGCGATGTCCGCGAGGGTCGGGTTGTTCGTAGCAAGAGTAACCATGGATGCTCCTTACGTTTTCGTGTTGGCGTAGAACTTCGCAGCGCGTTGTTCTTGAGTGAGCGCCGCGCCGCTGCCACCGCCATCGCCACCCGGATTCAAAGTCCCTTCGCTCAGCGACGCGCCGATTTGCGAGAACACCTTGATCGTCGCCGCGTCGCCGGCCGCGCCCGCGAGCTTGTCGATCACCTCGCCCGACACGCCGAACTTGCGCATTGCCTGGCGGCCGAGTTCGACGTTCTTGTCGTAGTCGGCGCCCCATTCGCCTTTCAGCGTCGTGAGCTCCGCTTCGCCCTTCGCCAGTCGCGCAGCCTCGGCTGTCGTGTTCTGCTCGCTGACGTACCCGTTCCACTTCGCGGCCAGCGCCTTCGCGGCCTCGGCCGGAATACCGGCCTCGTGAAACCACGTCGCCGCGGTCTTCGCGAAATCACCGTCGCCAAGCTGGTATTCCTCGGCGGTCGCCGGCGCCGCATGCTTCGTCTCGAACTCGCGCATCGCCTTCACCGCCTCGCCCACGTCCTTAAAGCCCTTGGCCTCAACGAACTGGCGCAGGTCAGCGTCGGCGATAGATTGCAGCCACGCGGGCGCAGAATCGTGCGTGCCTGCTGCGGACGCGTTGCCGTCAGTCGGCGTTGCGCTGGATGCGGCTGGATCGCCGCCCGCAGGTGCTGCGGGAGCTGCCGCCGGTGCGCCCCCCGCCGGTTCGCCGGTCGTGGTGGTTTCGCCCTCGAGCAGTCGGAATTTGCGGAACATGCGGAAAAACATGGAACCTCCTGTCAGGTTGTCGGGGTGTCACTGCTGTCCGGTGTGGGAGCCAGCGGAACAACGCCGCGCCCGAGCCGGAATCGCCGTTGAAGCGACTCGTCAACTTCGGGGATGGCCGGCGCGGTATCGGGCGGCTGCGCAGCGCTGTTTTCTATGGGTTGGTCATTCATGCCGGTTCCTATCAGCCCGTCGCGGTATTCGCGTAGAACTTCGCCGCGCGCTGCTCGGGCGACTGCGTTTCGGGTGCAAGCGCCATGTCGGTGATCTGCAACGACAGGCTCGTGTCGGTGCCCTTCTGGTTCTCGTACTGGCTCTTGCTGCACACCTCGACGCGCGCCATCAGCGTCAACGGCGCGCCGACGTCGGGCAGCGCGGTCATGCCGAGCTTGGCGAGCACTTCGTCGTCCAGGTAGATCGACAAGCCGCACGGATATGCGGGCTGGTCTTCCGGTGCAGCCAATGCCGTGCCTTCGTTGGCTTCGGCCTTCGCCTCGTCGGGCGTGAGCTTCATCGATACGAGATTCATTCGGGGGCCTCGTCCTTCAGGGAGTTGAGCGCGGCGTCTTCCATCCCGAGGATCTGGATCAGACGCACGAACACCTCGCGCCTTCCCTCAGCGATCATCGTCGCAAGCGGATCGATCGTGCGTTGCACGGGAGACGTGATGACGGTCGACTGGTTGGCGCGGCAGAACTGCGCGAGATCCGCGAGCACAGCCTCGCCGGCTGGCGTCAGCTTCCCGCGCTCGTCGCAGAAGCATCGCCGGTATTGCTCGCGGCGGTTCCAGAATCGAAGAAAGCGGCTGATCGGTTCGCGCATCACACCCTCGCCGTCTGTGCCGCCGTCGACGCGTCGGTGAGATCCTTGATCGCGCTGGCAGCTACCGGGGCGGCGGCGAGCATCTGCTGCATCTGCGCGGCCTGTGCGTCGGCGGCGTCCTGCGCTTGCAGTTCCTCGTCCGTGTTCATCGCCTCGACCGGAACGCCGCCGGAATCGGCGAGCAGGCGCGCGATGCGCTTCCCGTTCGGCACCTTCGCGACGCTTGGGTCGAACGTTTGCACGACGCCGAGCTGCTGCAGCCACTGCAGCGTCGCGGCGCTCGCGCCGGCGCGCATCGCCTTGTTGAGCGGGCTGTCGTAATCGATGTCCACGTCCGCGCCGGCGTCGATCAGTTCCTGCGGCATCTGCGGCAGCTGGCTCGCCTCGGCCAGAATGTCGACCTCGCGCGCGATCATCGGGCCGAGCAGTTCCGACTGCGTGCGGCCCAGCGTCGGTGCGAGCAGCACGCCTTTCTCCTGCGCGCGCTGCAAAACCTCGGTCGCGGTCATGTCGCCGCTATCGACGAGGATCTGGAACAGCGTCACGTAGAACCACTGGTTGATCGTCTGCCGCGTGTCCTGCGCGAACTCGATCCCGATCTGCGCCTGCTTGCCCGTGAGCAGCGGCTTCACCATTTCGTTGCCCTTGTCGTCCAGGCCGCCCCAGTTCAGGGAGCCGGAACGCAGGTCGAAGCCTTCGAGGACGCCATCCTCGCTCGCGAGCAGCGGCGGGTCGACGAGCTTCTGCGCGCCGCGGATGTTGGTCTTCGCCATGTCGTTCGCCATGCGGATATCCGGCATGGCGTCGTAGGCGGGGCTGCCGCCGTACACGTCGGCCGTGCCGACGTAGAAGCGCCCGATCGCGAACGGGAACGTGCGAAAGCCGCTGTTCTGCACGATGCGGTCGCGGCCCTCGTCGAGCCAGTACGACGCGAATTGCATGTTGCGGCCGTCGAGCTTGCGCGGGTCGCGGTCGGCGCGCGGCTCGACGGCGTGGTAGAAGATCGCGGATTTCTCGGGGTCGCGCTCGAGCGCGGTTTGCATCGACGGCGACAGGTTTTCGCGGCCGAAGCGCTGCGCGGCCTGGCGCAACGTCAGTTCCCACTGCACGTGCGTCTTGTCGATCAGCCCCGCATTGTTCTCGGCGAACCAGAGACGCTGCATCGGCACGTTGCGGTACACGATGCCCTTGCCGACGTCGTGCTCGATCATCAGCGCGCCGGGCCCGAACAGGCCGATGCTCTGGTAAGTCGCACCCATCTGCGTAACAAAGCCGCCCTGCCAGCGATAGCGAACGGCGAACAGCATGCGCGCGACGGCCTGCAGGTACGCCTTCACGGACGTGATCTCGCTCAGCGCCTCGTCGCCAGTTTTCAGCCGGTGCCATTCCTGCGTCGCTGGCGTGATCATGGAATCCATCGCGGCAACGAAGTTGCGCAGCGCCAGCGGCGCGGTCGAGTCGAACATCTTCTGCGAGCGTTCGCGCCCCTTCTCGCTGTCTGGTCGCGGCAGCTGGCCGAACTTGTCGAGGCGCGGCATCAGGTGATCGATGACGTCGTTCCACACCGACTCGTACGACTGCCGCTTTTCCTTCATGCGGCCGTGGTCGGCGTTCAGCGCCTGCAGCAGCTTCGCGTCGTCGTTCGTCATTGCCCGAGCATGGCTTTGCCGGCGGCGCTTGCCGCTGGCGCGTTGACGGAGGAGGATGCGACCGACGTCGAATCGCCGGCGAGGATCGTCGCGGCGGTGCCGCGGCGCTTGCGCAGCTTCGCGGTAGCGTCGGCGGCGGCCGCCGCCGTGTCGGTCGTGGCTTGCGTGTTGTCGGGCAGCGGGGCCGCTGCCGGGATGTCAGGGCTGAGCCCGAGGAATTTCATGCGCCTCTCCGGAGATTCCCGAAGAGGCTAGGCGGTCACGCACGCAGAATCGTGCGTCGTTATGGCGTGGATCTATTCATCGGTTCTGAACTCGCGACCTTCGAGTCTAAACTCGGGCGCGCTGAGCGATACCGCGAAGCGTTTAAAGAGTCCGACAAACTGCTCCAGCGTCACGTCAACCTCGATCTTTCGAAGTGTCAAACCGTCGCCGGCTGCCGCGATCGCTTCTGGCACGGTCGCATGCCCTTCCAGGTCTATCGCAAAGGCTGTCACCGACGTCATGCCTAACTTGCCGTTATGGTTTTCGCCGACCCAAAGCTGCGCACCCACAACAAACTCACGCGCATTTAATCGCCCCCATTCGCGAAGCAGATCGACGAGCGCCATCTGATCGGCACGGTCCGCCGATGCGCTGCCCGTCCAGTCACCGTATTGCGTTGACGCTTTGAACCATGGCATGGTTGATCCCCTTTTCGTTCTTGTGCCGAATTGGCACAGGAAGTCTAGTCCATTGTTGCGCGCGACGGACGCTTGCTGGTCGTGCGCTTTACCCGCACCAGGTGCTTGTGCTCGCCCGCACCGACGAGCAGGTATTGCGCGGCCTCAGCCACGTGCGAATACATGTTCTTGTCGGCCTTGTCCGCGTACCGCTCGCCGCTCACGGCCATGCGGCGGAAGCAGTAGCCGCCAGACAGCGCCTTGCGCAGCGTGCGGCAGTCAGGATGTACGAGGATGCCCGGCTCGCCGTCGATGATTCGCGTCAGCGCCTCATCGACGGCGCCGTAGCGCAACGCCGTATCGTTCGTCGGCGCGGGCCGCGCCTCGAACTCGGCGGCGCGCAGGATCTTGAACGGCGTGTCTTCGTCGTCGGCCTGCGAGCGCTGGTCGCCGGCCGGGTCGCCGTAGATGCCGCCGATCTCGAAGCCCGGGTAGATCTCGGCGAGGTGGCGTTTCAACTCCACGGCGAACTTGCGCGCCCCCAGGCTGGTCGCGACGACTTCCGACCGGATGCGCCAGCCGCCCATCGGCTTGCGCTGCCCGATCACTGCGGCGGGCGTCAGGCCGAAGTCCATCCCTATCCACAGCGGCAGCGACTTCGACAGCTCGAACGGCTTGCAATGCAGCGAGTCCGCGTAGTCCGGATGCACGGGCTTGCCGTCGACGACGAACCCGTAATCGTTGCCGAGGTTCACCTTAATCCAATCGAATTTCTTGCCCTGCATACCGCGCTCGTAGTATCCGGGCGGCAGGTTGTCGATGTTCTCAGCGTTCGGGTTCACGACCCACCGATCACCGTCGCGCACGACACCACCCGGCTGGCTGAAAAACGCGTAGCCCTCCGGCTTTGCTTCCTCGGCGAGCACGTAGTACCAATGGTCCGAATCCGGTGCGTTGGTATCGCCGAACACGCCATACCACGTGGGGCGCACGTCTTTCGGGTAACGGCCGACGCGCAGGTCGAGCATGTCAAGGATCGGCTTCGCGAGTTCCTTCACCTCGTTGAGCCACGCGAACGTGAGCTGCATGCCGCGCAGCTTGCGCTCGTGCTCAGGGCGATCGAGTGCGATGAAGATCATTTCAGTTTCGACGGAGGTGCCGTCTTCGAGCTCGAACGACAGGTAGTGCGTCGGTGGTTCCAGGCCGCCACCCACCCACCGGCCCAGGTCGCCGAACATGTCGAGCCAGTCCTTCGCAGTCGTCGACAGCAGGTCGGGATATGTGTTCCGCACAGCCGCGCCGCGCGAACGTCGCACGCCGTCGGCGTCCGGTTCCTGCTCGCACATGATCCGGAACGCCTTCCAGCAGCTCGCATTCGTCTTGCCGCTGCCGAGCGGGCCCTTGATGAACGACCGCGGCGCGCGGGACAGGATGTACTGCTCGAGCGTCGCGCCCTGCGGCTTGTAGTGGAATTCGATTTCGCTCATGGAAAACAGGCGTCACGCCCGCCAGAAAGGTAGCTACGTGGGTAGCTGTGCGCCGTTTTCGCATGTCGTGCGGCGTGCAGCGCCCGCCAGATAAGGCAATAAGGGTTCGGTTTAGATCGCCGGTGAGTATTTCAATTCGGTTTGCGGCCCGTCAGATCCTTCACGCGCACGCGCGGCTTCGTCAGTTCGAGCTTGTCGTTCAGCATGCCGAGGTGGCGCATCAGGAGCTCACCCATCGCCTTCTTGTCGTGCATCTTCACTTCGAGCCCTTCCTTCGTTCGCTTCACGCCGGCGTACAGGCTGCGCAGCTCGGGCGACAGGTCGCGCGTGTCCTTTACGAATACCTCGCCTTCACCTTCGCCGAAGCATTCCGGGCAGCCATCGACAGGCGGCTTGCGCGGATCGAAACCGATGCCGCCGCGCTCGTTGAAGATCAGCAACTCGGCAGGCAGCTCGGTTTCGGCCTGCTGCGCCTTCAGCACGAACGCCGCGTGCTCGCGCCGCGCGATCTCCATCTCTCCCGCCGTGAACTGGTAGCGATGGCCCGCACCGTAGCAGTAGCGGCAGCACGTCCGGCGGTATTCGACGAGTCCGTTCGCGTCCGCGGTCAGCACGTGCCAGAGCTCGCGCACGATGCGATCCTGGTCGATTTCGGTGCGCGCGGCTCGCGCCTTCATCGCTTCCGCGACTGCGGCTGCAACCCAAGTTTTCCCAAGCAGCTGCGCGCCGATCCGATCGGCGGTCTTCTCGCTGTATCCGGCGCGTCGTGCAGCTGCAGCCGCGTTCAAGTCCTTCAGGTACTCGGCGACGAACACGCGTTGCTTTGCGGTCAGCTTGCTCATGCGCGCACCACCCGCGCCAGAGGGTTCGAACGCAGCAACAGCGGCCGGCGCGGCGCATCCTCGCGACGCTTGCCCGTCTTTTCGCACCAGAGATCGAGGATCAGCTCGCCGCGCACGTGCGACGGCTCGCGCACTTCCTCGGTGTACGCGCGCACGGCCGCCTCGCTGATCACACCACGCAGTTCCCGCGCCACGTCTTTCGGCATCAGGTCGAGGCGCCGCAGGTCGAATAGCACCTCGCGCCAATCAATTCCGCTTTGGGTCATGGTTTGCCCTTCCTTCATCGTTGACCGGAGCATTGTTCATCGCTTCGGCAAAGTCAAACTCGTAAATAAGTACAACTTAACAAGTAATTTTCAGCGCATTCCGGTTTGCGTCGTTTGCGTCGTTATTTGGTCGTTTTTCCCTATCTTTTTTATCTCTATATAGCGAGAAAAAGATATAGAAAAAGGGGTAAATAACGACGCAAACGACGCAACTCCGGTTCCGCACCCACCAACAACGCGCAAATTTCTGCGCGTTCACTCAACCAAGATCGCTACCTTCGAAATCAACGTCATCGTTCACGCAAATTCCTGCGTATCCGCGCCCGCGAATACCGAGCGTGTCGCGAATCTGCGAAAAACCGCGCGCAGCTAGGCGACGCCCGAGCGCGCGCGAATTCGCAATAAATCGCAGTTCGCCACGCTGCTCGGCGAACGAGCGCCAGGATCGCCACAAGTCCTCGGTAGTCGACGCGGCATCGCGGCCCACGCGGCAGCGTTCGTCGATCCAGTCGGCGAGCAGATCCATGTCCGCCTTGTAGGCATCGCGCGCCGCGGCAACGCTCGACGTCGGCCGCAGGCCGTGCTCCTGATAGGCGAGCGCGCCGCGCACGCACCACGCGAGCACGCCGGGAAGCTCGGCCGCCAAGCGCTCGGCGCGCGACGGGTCTTTCTTGATGGTTGCGTCCTTGTCGAAATTCCGCTCGAACGGCACAAGCATCAGCCGCCGCCAGATCGCGTGGTCGTCGCCCTTCACGATCGGCTTGTGGTTGGTCGGCATGAACGCGACCCACGTCGGCACGACCTCGATCGTCGTTTTCGACCAGAGGCCGCGCGCCGGGATCGGATCGCCGCCCGTCATCGCCTTGATCAGCCCCTCGCGCAGTTCGCTGCCCTCGTCCGGCTCGCCGACGTAAACGAAGCGCGCGCCGCGCAGGCGCAGCAGATCCTCGCGCGCCGCGCCGGCCGCCGCGCCCTGGCCGCCACTGGCCGACAGGAACGTCTCGGCGCTGGCCGACTTCGCGTGCGCCCCGAGCGCGTCGCGGATCTTGCCGAGTACGGTCGACTTGCCATTCGAGCCGACGCCGTGCGGGATCACGAGCAGATCCTCGCGCGGCGTGCCGAGCAGCGCGTAACCGACGAGGCGCTGGAAGAACTCGACCTGCTCCGCATCGTCGAAAAACACATCACGTACGGTCTGCTCGAACAGCGGCCCGGCGGCGCGCGGGTCATATTCGACCGACGTCACGACCGTGATCCGGTGTTCCTTGTCTGGCGCAAGCAGCGCGCCGGTGCGCAGGTCGACGGCCCCGTTCGCGACGCCGAGCAGGTGCGTGTGTCGGTCGAGCTCAGTGACAGGCACGACGACGCGCGGATCGGATGCGGCGAGCCGGATCATGTTCGATACCATCGCGGCTTTCTGGCAAATCGCGCAGAACTTGAAGAACTCGATCCGTTCCTCGGCCGTCTGCAGCTCGTCGGCCTCGTCAGGCAGCGCGCGAATCGTTTCCTTCGCCATGTTCTCGAGCTCGACCTGCACGGCGCGGCGCCAGTAGACGCCCGTCCAGATGAACCAGGCTTCGAGCTCGGGCACGTACATCAGGCCCGCGCCGAAGCGATCGAGCATGCGCTCGGCGTTGCCGAACTCGGTGCGTGCGCGGTAGCCCTTCGGCGGCTCGTCGTCACGCTTCTTTTTCGCGGCGCGCGGCCGCTTGGCCGGCGGATCCGACTGCACGAAGATCACGTCGTCATCGTCGAACGGCGCGTCATCGCGCGTCGCGACAGGTGTTTCCTGACGTGGCGCCGCGCCGACGGCAACCGCCTCGACGCGGGCTGCGACTTCGAAGTCGTCTTCGATCGGCTCTTGCCAGCCGTGCGCGCGCGCCAGGTGCAGCACCGTGCGGCCCGTGATCGGCGCGCGCTCGTCGACACCGGTCTTGCCGATGTGCGGCCACACCCGCTCGTCGAGGAATCGCGGCTCGTACTTGCTCGACCGCGCCGAGAACTCGTGCGCGAGCGCCAGACCGTCGTCGCTGCCGCGCGCCGCGTGGTGGATCGCGAACACGACGTTGCGCCACTCTTCGTAATCCAGCTCGTCGTCACCCGCGTTCGGGATCATGTCGAGCGCCGACTTCAGCGTTTCGAGCTCGACCGGCACGTCGACCGCGCCGGGCATCACGATTTCCTCGCGCGCGACGTGCGGCACGGGCGCGCTCGACGGCCAGTCCATTTCCGCCACATATTCCTTCGGCATGTCGTCGAGCTCGAACGAATCGAGCGGCACCGACTTGCCGGCCAACGGCAGCACGAACATGTTGCCGAAACCGTCGCTCGGCACGCTGTTCTGCTTCGGGAACACTTCGACCTGCCCGGCCGCGACACCCTTTGTGCCGTCGCGTAGCTCGCACGCGGTAAGCGCGTCGCGCAGCAGGCACCGCACGCTGTATGCGTCCTGCGGCTCGTCCCACAACAGGTAAATGTGCAGCCCCGCCCCGCCGGACGAGCGAAACGGGATCGGGCGCTGACCGCACGCCTCGAGCCGCGCGATCACGCGCAGCGCCGCAGCCTGCATGTCATACCACGATGTCTCGCCCTTGTGCGAATCGAGATCCAAGCACGCGACGCGCGTTGTCGATTCGCCGGGCGCGATCTGCGCAACGCCATAGGCCGGACCGCCGTTCACGTGATGCGCGAGTTTGTCAGGCGTCAGCGGCCGGCGAATGTGCGACGGCGGCCCGTCGCGCTTTATCCAGCAGTGCGAAGTGACGACGCGCGAAACGATCGGCGCGAGCGCCGCGACCAGAGTCTCATTGTTCATGGGAATGTGCGCAGAACCGCGCGAAGATGGGGTGTCGGCGGGTGCTCGCGATGCCGACCCAATTTGCTGATTCGGATGCGTTTTGCATGTGCGAATACCCACACGAGCAACACGGATATTCCCGTATGTGCCTGATTTATCGGTTAATGTTCGGCCCGTGTTAGGTCTTACCTTACACCTAGACGGGCAGTCCGTCGCGTGGGTTGGGGTACAGCGTCGGCGCAAGTTGATGCGGCGTGATCTTCCAGTTCGTCAGCTCGGCCAGGCGCAAGACGCGCGGCTCAGGCACGCGGCCCTTGTCGATCCACTCGTAGATGGAGATTCGCGAGAGTCCGAACGCGCGCGCAACCGCGGTTGCGCCGCCGGCCTCGGTTACTGCGTCCTTGATGAGTGACACGTTGCCCCCCGTTCGATGTCAGGTATTGCTGTACATAGTAGTTATGTACTGCTGTACAGTCAACTGAAAGATAGGAGATTGTCGTGATGACCGAAGCTCAACACATTGGCATCCGCATCCGCGAACTGCGCAAGGCCAAGGGCATGACGCTGCAACAGCTCGGCGATGTGTTCGGGATCTCGCGAGCCTCCGTGTCGGAATGGGAGAGTGGTCGCTCAAAGCCAGACGCATCGCGGCTCGTCGAGCTCGCATCCACGCTCGGCGTGAGCGTCGAGTATCTGCTCGATGACAACGGGCCTGAGGCACTTCGCGCAAAAGTGGCCGACATACACCGCGCGATGCGCGCCGGCCAACTGCCGCAGGTGGCGATGGAATCGGCGCTCGAAGCGATGCGCACGGGCGGCGATGTCAGCCGTAGCGGTGTCACTCTGGGTAAACGATTGCCTAAAAAAGTTGACGAAGCTGAAAGCAACGTTACAGAATGGCCGATCGGAAAGCTGCCCCTAATTTCGTGGGTGCAGGCAGGCGAGTGGAGCGAGATTGTGGACAATTTTCAACCGGGTGACGCGGAAGACTGGATCGCGTGCCCGTTCCCGAGCGGGCGGCACGGGTTCGTGTTGCGCGTTGTCGGCGACAGCATGTACAACCCGGGTGGCGACATGTCGTTCCGCGATGGCGACTTCATCAGCGTGAATCCCGAGCGCGACGCGCTACACCGCAGCCTGGTGATCGCGCGCCGCAACCGCGAGAAGGCCACGTTCAAGCAGTTACTGATCGACGAAAGCGACGGTCCGATGCTGCACGCGCTCAACCCGAATTGGCCGACACGTTACATTCCGCTCGACAAGACGACCGAGATCATTGGCGTCGTCACCGGCCAGTGGCGCCCGCTCGTGTAAGCGCCCCATCCTACCTGCTTGACCGATACCCGCCGCGAGCGGGTATTTTTTCGCACTTTATGTACAGCGTCGCTTGACATACGAGTACAGCGTCGCCTACGATTCGTGTACAGCACTACCTTACGCGGCGCTACCAACGCAACACGAAGGAGAACGACGACATGAACAGCCAAGAACGCTCCGCCCGCATGGGCGAACTGCTGAAGCAAGCCGGCATCAACGTCCGCCGTGTTACTTGCCTCGGCGCGTTCGTGCACGTCGACTCTTACAAAAAGTACGACCTGCAACTGCGCGGCATCTTCGGCCGCATGGGTGCCGCCTCGGTTCACGCCAGCGAAGGTCGCCACATGGACGGCGTCGACGGCTACCGCATCGTCGCGCGCTTCGCCTAACAACCGCCCTTCTACAGGAGAACAACGATGACCTACAAAGTCCTGCGCGCCGATTTCAGCGTCTGGAAGCACGTCATGTATCTGCCGATGGCGCAGGCCATCGCCGCGCGTGACATCGACGCCGCCAATCCGGTGCTGTTCGTCGTACCGGTCGCCGCCTGACCAACCCCGCTCGCTACAGGAGAACGACGATGAAAGCGTTCGCATGGCAATCCGGCCTGATCGAATTCGCGAGTGAAGTCCCGGCCGGCGCATTGCACATCGCCAGTGGCCCGGAGGAAGATTTGCGCCGGGTTGTTGGTGTCTGGGCGCGTCACGGTCGTCAATGCGAGCAACTGCTCGTTCCGGGTGTTCCCGAGGCCGACACGGAAGACGCAAAGCTCGACGCGCTGATTGCGTTTTCTGCCCGCGTACAAGACCGGATGGCGGCGTTGCGTCTCGCCTGACCAACCGCGCCCGCCCTGCGGGCAATCACACCACACCGATTTTGCACCACCCGCCGCGGCTCCGCGAGCCGCACAACCGTTAAGGAGTACTTTACATGTCTCTCGAAGCTGCGATCGAAGCAAATACCGCGGCGGTCAAGGAACTGACTGCCGCCCTGCTCGCCTCCGGCGCGCTGCAAACCGCGCAGGCGAGCGCCGCGCTTCATTCAGCGCCCGGTGTGCAGGCAGTCGCTGCCGCGCAGAAGCAGTTGAACGCGAAGGAAGCTGACGCCGCAAAAAAGCAGGATGCAGCGCAGACCGATGCCAGTGCCGGCGCTGCTGCGGCGAACGAATCGAAACCGTCTGGCGCGACGTCTGCACCGACTCCCGAGAAATCCAGCGACGTGCCGCCGAACGGCGAGCTCAAGCCGTGGGCCACGCACACGGCTGAGATTTACGCCGAGCTGAAGAACGCCGACCCGACGCTCGAGAACATCAAGCGCCTGATCGTCACCGGCATCAATTCGAAGATCCCGGGAGACGGCCGCGCGATCGCCGAGGCCGTGCTCGCGCGCTTCGGTGCGAACGCGGTCAGCGAGAAGCCCGGCAAGAAGGGCCTGAGCGCTGACCAGTACGCCGACGTACTCGCCTACGGCCTGCGCGTGCTGGCCGGCGAGCTCGACCCGCGCGAAGCTGAGATCGCGGAGTAAACCACCATGCGACTCACCACCCACACGCGTGCCGCATTCGTCGCGGCGGTCCTTAATGACGTTCCGTGTATCGACTATCAGGAAGAGGCCCGTATTGCCGTCCAGAAATGGGCTGTTGATCACCTGCCGCCGAAGCTGCGCGCCCTGTACAAGGAATTCGGCGGTTATTTCAACTGCGAATACATCAACCTGCCCGGCATGCTGTCTTCGGTCCGTGTGGTCACTGGCTCGACCAGCTCGGACATGCGCGCAGCGATGCAGGCCGACGCCCCATTCTGGGCTCGAATTACCGAACTGTCCAAGCTGTGCAACGAGCAAAATGAGGCGCGCAAGGCGTTGCGTGCGAAGGTCGGCGCAGCAATCGCCGCGTGCACGACCGTGAAGCAGGCGCACGAACGCATGCCGGAGTTCGCGAAATACCTCCCGTCATTCGATGCAACCGTCGACCGCACCGTACCCGTCGTTGCGAACCTCGTCGCTGAGCTAGCCGCCGCAGGATGGCCGAAGGGTACGAAGCCGGCCGCGCGGAAGGTAGTGCGCAAATGAAAAAAACCGCCATCGCGGCCGTCGTCGAGGATCAGGCGCACGCGCTCCTGTCCCCCTCGTCGGCCTATACCTGGATCGAGTGCGCCGCATCGACAGCCGCGCAGATTGGCCAGCCGGACGAGTCGAGCGAGTACGCCGACGAAGGCACCGCTGCGCACGAGCTGGCGAAGTGGTGTCTCACCGAAGATCGAAATGCCGATTCGTACGTTGGCACGGTGATCCCGGTCGGCACGGTGACGCGTCGCGACGAGCAGTCCGGCGGGACGATAACCGAGCCGCGTCGCTCGTTCGAAGTCGACGAGGAAATGGCCGCCTACGTACAGCAATACGTCGACGGCGTGTGTGATCGCGTCGTCGCGCTGGAACTGGCCGGCGCCGAGGTGACGCTGCTCGTCGAGCAACGGCTGTCGATCGAGCACATCACCGGCGAGCCCGGCGCGAAGGGCACGAGCGACTGCGTGATCATCGCCGTGTGGCCGGACGGCCGCGCCGAGATCGAAGTGCGCGACCTGAAGTACGGACGCGGCGTCGCGGTGCAGGCCGAGCGCAACTATCAGGCCATGATCTACGCGGACGCGGCGCACGAGGAACACAGCGCGCTCTACGACTTCGAGCGCATCAACATCGTGATCCACCAGCCGCGCGTGAACGAGAAGCCGAGCGAGTGGGTCACGACGCCGGCCGACCTGCACGCGTGGATCCACGACACCGCGAAGCCGGCCGCCGAGCGCGCGCTGCTGTACGTCGACAGCGTCAACATCGCCCCGCTCAGCCCGAGCGACTTCAACCCGGGCGAGAAGCAGTGCAAGTTCTGCAAGGCCAAGGCCGTGTGCCCGGCGCTCGCCGCGCACGTTGAGCAGACGATCGGCAGCGACTTCGACGCGATGGCGAGCCCGGTCGCATCGGACGGTGACGTTCCGTACGCGGTCGAGCTGCTGGACAACGAACACCTTGGCGTCATCTACGCGTCGCTCGATCTGATCGACTCGTGGGCGAAAGCCGTGCGCGGCCGCATCGAGCACGAACTGCTGCAGGCTCGCGCAGTGCCTGGTGTGAAGCTCGTCGCCGGCCGCCGCGGGGCGCGGCAGTGGAACGAGCCCGAGGCCGCCGAGGCGCTGCTGAAGTCGATGCGCCTGAAGCAGGACCAGATGTACAACTTCAAGCTCATCAGCCCCACGCAGGCCGACAAGCTGCTGCGCAACGAATCGCCCCGCCGCTGGAAAAAAGTCGAGGCCCTGATCGTGCAGCGCGACGGCCGGCCCTCGGTTGCGCCGGATTCCGATCCGCGCCCCGCCCTCGAAATCCAACCGCCCGAAGACGACTTCGAAGTCGCGACCGTCGACGACGGCAGCGACCTGGCGTAACCCGCAACCACATTCCACCGAAGGAGCACCACCCATGAAAGTCAAACTCACCAACGTCCGTATCGCCTTCATCAACAACCTGCGCCACGCGGCGGAATTCGAGGCTGGAGACGGCAAATTCCGCTACAGCGCGACGTTCCTCGTCGAGAAAGGCAGCGCGAACGACAAAGCGATCGAGGCCGCTATCAAGGCAGTTGCTGTCGAGGGGTGGGCCAAGAAGGCCGACGCCATGCTCGAAAGCTTCCGCAACAACACGAACAAGTTCTGCTACCAGAACGGCGATCTGAAAGACTTCGACGGTTTCGAAGGGAACATGTACATCGCCGCGCACCGCAAGCGCGACGACGGCCGTCCGCTGCTGCTCGACAACATCGCAGATCCGGAAACCAACAAGCCCGCGCGCCTCGTCGACGCAAACGGCGAATGGCTGCCGAGCAAGGAAGGCCGTATCTATGCCGGCTGCTACGTGAACGCGACGATCGACATCTACGCGCAGACGAAGACCAACCCGGGTATCCGCTGCGGCCTGATGGGCGTGCAGTTCCACGCCGCGGGCGACAGCTTCTCGGGCGCGAGCCGCGCGAGCGAAGACGACTTCGACGCCGCTGCGCCGGAAGAAACCGAGGACGAGCTCAGCTAATTGCTGTCCCGAGCCTCGCGCCCGGGCGCCCTCTGATTTGCGGGGCGCTCGTCTCCAGTCGCGGCCGGCGCCGCGGCACAAACCCTTTCTCGCTACCCGTCGCCGCCCGCAGTCAGCCGCACGGTGACGGCATGCGCAAACCGCGAGCGCTGAAATCAGACAGCGGAAAGATCGGGACGCCGGACATTCGGACTACTTATCAGGAGATAGAAGTGCCGGAACTGACCGACGAACAAATTCTGACGGTCTCGCAACATCGCTTTCGAGACGGGCACACGGCGGACCCTGCCAAGCTGCGCGCGTACTGCGACGCGGTGCGCACCGTGATCGCTTGCTACAACCTCGAACCTGTCACGAGCGCCGCGCGCGACGTGCTCGCCGAACGCCGCCGGCAGGTCGAGCAGGAAGGCTGGACGCCTGCACATGACGACCAACACCGCGATCACGAATTGTCCTGCGCCGCAGGCTGCTATGCGATGTACACGCTCGCGTATCCTGCTGGCGATCCGCCGCCGGCATGGCCGTGGGCCGCCGATTGGTGGAAGCCGACGACGCATCGTCGAAATCTCGTGAAGGCCGGCGCGCTGATTCAAGCCGCGATCGAACAGATCGATCGCCGCGCCGTGAAATGAGCGCCGTCCTGCCGCGCCAGCGCGTGCACATCCGCTGCAGTCGGGAGAAGTGCAAACGGCGCTTCACGCTGCCCAAGCATCCCGACGAATACGTGCGCGGATGGAAGTGCGCCGGCTGCGGCGGGGCGCGGTTCCGCGAGATCAAGGACCGCAACCGCGAGGCGGGCAACAACATCCAGTGCGACTGCGCCGGCTACCAGTGGGGCAACGACCGCACGGCAAGCCGGCCGCCGCATCGGCGCGGCTCGCGCTTCTGCTGGTATCGCGCCGACGGCTCGATGCGCATGCCCGGCGATGACGACTTCGAAGACCCGAACTATGAACCCGATGAGGTAACCGATGCTGCTTGAAATCGACATGGACTCTCGCGACGGCGCGACGAAGGAACCGATCCCGCAGGTCGGCGAGGAATTGTGCTGCGCCGATGGCTGCGGCGTTACGACGGCGCGGCGGATGTGGGCCGCTCGCTCCACCGAGATTAACGACGCCCGAGGCACGCTGAAGGTTGACGCCGTGCGCGTGTGGGTCAGTAACTGCTGCCGCGCCGGCCTGTTCTTCTACCGTGACAGCGACGCCAGCACTCGGGACTGCGAGTGATAGACGCGCAGCGATCCCTCGACCTGCGCGGCGGCCATCACGTCGGCCCGCTGTTCGTGCCGGCGAAGCGCCGCGCGCCGCTGATCACGTCGGGCCGCATGCATGGCATGCGCCGGCGCGCACGCGAGCGCCGCGCGACCCCGCCGTGGTTGTCGCCGGCGCAGCGAACGATGATCGCGATCCTCTACGCGCGGGCCGAGTCGCTGACGCGCGACACCGGCGTGCTGCACGTCGTCGACCACATCGTGCCGCTCGACGGAAAGCTGGTGTGCGGGCTGCACGTGCCTTGGAACATGCGCGTCACGCACTGGCGCGAGAACGCGGTGAAAGCCTGGCACACGTGGCCCGATATGCCGTTCGAGCAGATGGAGTTGCTGTGATGATCGAGCTGCGACCCGTCACGCAGAAAGAGGCGTTCGCTTTCATCCGCACCCACCACCGGCACCACGACGTGCCTGTCGGCGGCTTGTGGTGGCAGGCAACGTGCGACGACGCCGGGCGCCTCGTCGGCGTGGCAATTTCCGGCCGGCCCGTGGCGCGCGCATTGGACGACGGCCTGACGGCCGAGATCACACGACTCTGCACGGACGGTACACCGAACGCCTGTTCGATGCTCTACGCGGCCGCACGGCGGGTGGCGGTCGACAAGGGATATCGCCGCGGCCTGACCTACATCCTCGCGAGCGAAGACGGCGCCAGCCTGCGGGGCGCCGGCTGGCGGCACTTGTGGGACGTGCGCGGCCGTTCTTGGGATTGCCCGAGTCGACCACGCACCGACAAACATCCGACCGAAGACAAGCAGGCGTGGGGCTGGAGCGCGTGGCCCGCCAGGCAATAGCCTGTATTTCGCAAATACAAACGATCACCTGTAAGGGGCAGATATGTCTGAGACGAATAGCACACGGCTATGGGATGGCACGCCGCTGCTGCCGCCCATCGGCGCACTTGTACTTATCGAACACGGTCGCGACGACAAGGATCATGTCTGTGTTGTGACCGGCTACGAAGTGCATGGGCCACTACGTGGCGAGCGCAATCTGCATCGCGTTTTCGTGAACCTGGTCTATCGAGGCACAGATACGCCAAACCAGCGCCTGCTGAATGACGTGCGACCGCTGACGAAAGCGCGCTCGATCGCGCAGGGTGACGCATGAAGCTCTGGCTTGACACCGAAACGTACTCCCCCGCTCCGCTGAAGCACGGCACGCACCGCTATGCCGAACAGGTCGAGATCATGATCTGGACGTGGGCCGTCGACGATGGCCCGGTCGGCACGTGGGATAAGACCACGGGCGCGCCGATGCCTGCCGAGCTCGACATGGTGATCGACGAGGCCGACGAGTATTGGTGGCAGAACGGCGGCATGTTCGATCGCGTCGTGCTGTCGCACGCCGAGCCCGAGATCTACGCGCGCATGCCCGAGGAAAAGTGGCGCGACACGATGGTGCAGGCGTACGCGCACGGCCTGCCCGGCTCGCTCAGCATGCTTTGCGAGATCTTCAACGTGCCGACCGACCAGGCGAAGGACAAGGAAGGTGCGCAGCTGATCCAGCTGTTCTGCAAGCCGCGGCCGGCGTTCAGCGAACTGCGCCGCGCCACGCGCGAGACGCACCCCGAGCAGTGGACGAAGTTCCTCGACTACGCCGGCCGCGACATCACGGCGATGCGCGCCGTGCACAAGGCGATGCCGCGCTGGAATTACCCGAACAACACGACCGAGCTCGCGCTCTGGCGCCAGGATCAGCGCATCAACATGCGCGGCATGCAGATGGACGTCGAGCTGGCCGAGGCCGCGGTGCGCGCGATCGAGCGCGCGCAGAAGGATCTCGCCGCACGCACGGTCGAGCTGACCGACGGCGAAGTCGCGAAGGCTACGCAGCGCGACAAGCTGCTCGCCCACCTGCTCGCCGAATACGGCGTCGACCTGCCCGACATGAAGAAGTCGACGCTCGAGCGCCGCATCAACGATCCGGACCTGCCCGACCCGCTGCGCGAGCTGCTCGCGATCCGGCTCGAAGCGACGATGACGAGCTCGTCGAAATACAAAACGCTGCTGCGCGGCGTGTCGGCCGACGGCCGCCTGCGCGGCCTGATGCAGTTCTGCGGCGCCGCGCGCACGGGCCGCGTCGCGCACCGGCTGTATCAGCCCGGCAACATGCCGCGCCCCGACGTCGGCCTGATGGCGCGCGAACTCGGGCTGCCGAAATTCTCCGACGGCGACGCGGAACGCTACACCGAACTCGGCATCGAGGCCCTGAAATCCGGCTGCGCGGATCTCGTGTTCGAGAACGTCATCGGCCTGACGGCGAACGTCGTGCGCGGCACGATCATCGCCCCGCCCGGTCGCAAGCTCAACGTGTCCGACTTGTCGAACATCGAGGGGCGCGACGCGGCGTGGCTGGCCGGCGAGAAGTGGAAGCTGCAGGCGTTCCGCGACTTCGACGCGAAAATCGGGCCCGACCTGTACAAGCTCGCGTATGCGCGGGCGTTCGGTGTCGCGGTCGAAGCGGTCGACAAGTACATGCGCCAGCTCGGCAAGGTGATGGAGCTGGCGCTCGCCTACGAAGGCGGCGTCGGCGCGTTCGTCACCTTCACGATGACGTACAAGATGGATCTCGACAGCATCCGCGCGGCCGTGTTCGCAGCGCTTGACACCGTCGACCCCGAGATCGTGTGCGAGGCGCGCGGCATGTGGGATTGGGCGGTGAAGAAGCGCCGCACACTTGGCCTGCCGCAAGATGTGTTCATCGCCTGCGACATTCTTAAGCGCCTCTGGCGCCGCGCGCACCCGCAGACCTCGAGCTACTGGCCCGAGCTGCGCGACGCGGCGGTGCTCGCGATCAGCTCGCCGGGCAAGACCGTGCACGCGCGGCGCGTGATACTGCGGCGCGATGGCGAATGGCTGCGCGTGCAGTTGCCGAGCAAACGCCAGCTCTGCTACCTCGCGCCGCGCGTGAGCGACGACGGCGAGATCAGCTACATGGGCGTGAACCAGTACACCCGTAAGTGGCAACGCACGAAAACCTACGGCGGGAAGATCTTCGAAAACCTGTGCCAGGCCGTCGCGCGCGACGTGCTGTTCTACAACGCGCCTGCCGTGGAGGCCGCCGGCTACGACATCGTGCTGTCGATCCACGACGAACTGATTACAGAAACGCCTGACACCGACGACTACTCGGCCGACGAGCTGTCGCGCCTGATCGCGACCCCGCCGGCGTGGGCCGAAGGCATGCCTCTCGCGGCCGCTGGCTTCTCGGCGTATCGCTACAAGAAGGACTGATCGACACACCGAAAATTCTCGTTGTTAGGCATTGCTGTACGTTCGCGTTAGGTGTATTGTACAGTTACACCTAACGCGAACGGAGAACGGCGTGCAGACCATCCACTTCACCATCGCGCAGCTCAAGGCCGCGCAGTTCCTCGCGGCTGAGAACAACATCCGCGCTTACTTCAACGGTGTCTATCTCGAAGCGACACCGTTCGAAACCCGCCTCGTCGGCTGTGACGGCACGAAGATCGGCGTCGTGCGTTACGCAGTTGAGAACGATCTGGATACCGACACGGCGCTGATCGTCCCGAACGACATCATCGACAAAGCCAAGGTGACGAAGCGCGACATGCTGTCAGCCGCCCGTGTCGAGATCGAAAACGGTCAGCACACGCTGTGCGTCGACACGGCCGGCCTGCGCTTGCCCTTCGCACCGGCCGACGGCCGGTTCCCCGAGTACCGTCGCGTGTTTCCGAAAACGACGTCGGGCGAGCCGGGCCAGTTCGATCCGCAGCTGCTCGTCGCATTCGCGAAGGCCGGCAAGACCCTGCTCCACAAGTCGAACAATCCCGTGCCGCGCCTCGCCTACAACGGCGACAACGCGCGCGTGACGTTCGACAACTATGACGAGTTCGTCGGCGTGATCATGGGTTGGCGCGCGCCGAAGAATTCGCGCCCGGCCGTCGTCGACTGGCTCTAAGGAGACGGCCATGCTCGAGAAGACCGTCGAAACCTATCTCGTTGACCGCGTCCGCGCAGCGGGCGGCAACGCCTACAAATTCAGCAGCCCCGCGCGCGTGAGCGTGCCCGACCGCCTCGTCGTGTTCCCGCCGGCGCGCATCTATTTCGTCGAAGTGAAGCGGCCCGGCGGCAAGCCGACGCGCGGCCAGTTGCGCGAGCACGAGCGTCTGCGCGCGCTCGGCTGCGACGTGCGCGTGATCGACAGCCACGAAGGTGTCGACGCGTTCGTGCAGAAGGTTCGCGAACAACTCGTCGGCGATGACCGCGCCCTGCTTGTCGAGGCGTGGAAGTTCGGCCAGTTCAGTGACGGCTTCGAACAACCGCAGGCGAAGCCGATCCGCGCTGCGCTGCGCCGGTTGTGTGCCGCGCTCGCTAACCGAAACGGAGACCAGAATGTTTGAATACAAACGCGTCCTGTTCATGATCGAGGGCGGCCGCGCGCTCGAGCTCGTCAAGAACCACGTCGCCGAGGCGAAGCGCGTTCGCGCGCGAGTGCGCGCGCTCGCCTTGGAGCTCGGCGTCGAGCAGATATGGACTGACCGCGAGACCGGTGTGCTCCGGTCGGTGCGGTTTCCGGGCAAGGTTCATCCCGACTTCACCAAGCCGACGAAGAACGGCTCGCACCCGAAGAAGGGTACCGAGTGGGCGAAGCGGTTCGACGAGCAGAAGGGCTACGAATGCCCGTCCTACGTCATCGCCGACGCGCTCGGGATCCCGCTCGAGATCCGCTACGGCAATACTGGCGGCCACGGGTTCCGCTGCATCGGGCTCCCGTTCAGCGCATGCGGGTTCGCGTATCTCGGCGAGGCCGGCCCCTACGTCATGTGGGTGCCGGACGTACCGGCCGAAGTCGCCGCATCCGAGAAGGGCGGCTACACGGTCGCCGAGCCGGCCAAGTCGTTCAAGCTGGAATTCGACGGATGCCGCCGGATCGAGGACGAGGAGTGGGACATCCTCGTCGCGCAGCACAATCTGGCGAAGAAGAAAGCCACCAGCGCGGGAACCGTAGCATGAAGCTCGCGATCTACGCCCTCGCCTGCGTCGGCGCGTTCGTCATGACGCTCTGCCTCGCCGGCACGCTCGGTGTCGGCTACTTCCGCCTCTACTACGGCCCGACGCCGTTCGAGCGCTACGCGGCGGGGTACGGCACGTGATGCAGACGATCAAGCCGCGCGCGCGGCAGCTCAGCGCGCACAACTGGTACGTGACCGACCGCCGCGGCATCACCGCGTTCGACACGACGCTCGACGGCGCGCTCGCGCTGTACTTCCGCTGCGTGCTGCACACTGCGACGGAGCGCCGCACATGACCGCCCGTCGCAAGTTCACGCCGTGGGAGTATCAGCGGCTCATCATCACGCACGAGCAGGAAATCGAGCGCTCGAACGTGTGGGCCGGCATGGGCCTCGGCAAGACCGGCAGCACGCTTACCGCGCTGGAAGATCTCTACCACTTCGGCATCGAGACGCAGCCCACGCTCGTGTGTGCGCCGCTGCGCGTGGCGCAGTCGACCTGGCCGGACGAGTGCGAGAAGTGGGAGCACCTTTCCGGTATGGAAGTGGTGCCGATTCTCGGCGATCCGGCGCGCCGCGCAATGCAGCTGCGCCGCGACGCCCCCGTGTTCTCGATCAACTACGAAAACCTGCCGTGGCTGATCGACTGGTTCAAGCATAACCCGCGGCCGTGGCCGTTCGGTACGATCATCGCCGACGAGTCCACGAAGCTGAAGTCAACGCGCGTGTCGAACCAGCGCAGCAAGCGCGGCGCGGAATTCGTGAAGAAGTCCGGCGGCAGCGTGCGCGGCCGCGCGCTCGCCGAAGTGGCGCACACGAAGGTGCGGCGGTGGGTGAACTTGACCGGTACGCCATCGCCGAACGGGCTGCAGGATCTCTGGGGGCAGCAGTGGTTCGTCGACGGCGGCCAGCGGCTCGGGCGCAGCTATTCGGCGTTCGAGGAACGGTGGTTCCAGTCCGTACCTGGAGGCAACGGCTACCGGCAGACGCGCCCCCTACCGCACGCGCAGCATCAGATTCAGGAAGCGCTCGCCAACTGCACGATATCGCTCGACCCGGCCGACTGGTTCGACCTCGACGAGCCGATCGTGCGTCCGGTCTTCGTCGAACTGCCCGCGGCCGCGCGGCGGCTGTACCGCGACATGGAACGCCAGATGTTCATGGAGATCGACGACAGTCCGATCGAGGCCATGAACGCGGCGAGCAAGACGATGAAGTGCCTGCAGCTCGCGAACGGCGCTGTCTACAAGCAGGAGGACGACGGCCGTGACACCGCGCCGTGGCACGAGGTGCACGATCTGAAGCTGCAGGCGCTCGAGGAAATCGTCGAGGAAGCGGCCGGCATGCCCGTGCTCGTCGCCTACCACTTCAAGTCGGATCTCGCGCGGCTGCAACGTGCGTTTCCGCGCGGCCGCCAGCTCGACCAAAACCCGCAGACGATCCGCGACTGGAACGCCGGCAAGATCCCCGTGATGTTCGTGCACCCGGCCAGCGCCGGCCACGGCCTGAACCTGCAGGACGGCGGCAACATCCTCGCGGTCTTCGGCCACTGGTGGAACCTCGAGGAATACATGCAAATCGTCGAGCGCATCGGGCCCGTGCGCCAGCTACAGGCCGGCCACCGCCGCCCCGTTTTCATCTACCCGATCATCGCGCGCGACACGATCGACGAGGACGTCGTCGAGCGCCGCGAAACGAAGCGCGCCGTGCAGGACATCCTGCTCGACGCCATGAAACGCCGCGCCGGCCGCTGACCGCGCGCAGACCAGGAGCACCCACCATGCACACGCACATCCAATCGCAGCCGGCCGCACCGGCGCCCGTGAAGCTGTACCGCGTCGCGGAAGTATCGAAGATGCTCGGCGTCTGCCGGGCCACCGTCTACAATCTGGTGCGCGACGGCAAGCTCACGCTCGTCAAGATCGGCAAGCGTTCGAGCGGCATCACAGCCGCTAGTTTGGACGCGCTTGTGTCGCGCCCGAACAACACAAATTGAATCGGGTAGCTAGATGGGTAGTCAAAACCGATTTTTAGCTACCTATCGCCAGCAAACACACGCCAGATAAGGCGAAGATAAATCGATGAAGATTGCCACCTGGAACGTCAACTCCCTGAACGTGCGCAAGCAGCACGTGCTCGACTGGCTCGCGCAGAGCGACGTCGACGTGCTGTGCCTTCAGGAGCTCAAGATCCCCGACGAGAAGTTTCCGCGCGAAGCGCTCGAAGCGGCCGGCTACCGCAGCTGGTTCGCGGGCCAGAAAACCTACAACGGCGTCGCGATCCTCGCGCGCGCGAGCCTGCCGTTCGACGAGACGGATATCGTTCGCAACATCCCCGGCTTCGAGGACGCGCAGCAGCGCCTGATCGCCGCGACGATCGACGGCGTGCGGATCGTGTCCGCGTACTTCCCGAACGGCCAGGCGCTCGACTCGGACAAGTTCGTCTACAAGATGCAATGGCTCGACGCGCTGCGGGCATGGCTGAAGGACGAGCTGCAACGCTACCCGAAGCTCGCGCTGCTCGGCGACTACAACATCGCGCCCGAAGATCGCGACGTGCACGATCCGGCGAAATGGGAAGGCCAGAATCTGGTGTCGCCGCAGGAGCGCGCGCATTTCGCGCAGCTCGTCGCGCTCGGCTTCGTCGACGCGTTCCGACGCTTCGAGCAACCCGAGAAGACCTTCACGTGGTGGGATTACCGGATGCTCGCGTTCCGCCGCAACGCCGGGCTGCGGATCGATCACATCCTGCTGTCGCCGGCGCTCGCCGAAACCTGCACGAGCTGCACCGTCGACCGCGTGCCGCGCACGTGGGAGCAGCCGTCCGACCACACGCCCGTCGTCGCGCAGCTCGGCTGA